TTGTGCTTGACGAGCATATTGAGCCAATGCAAAAGCACCTTGTTGGTCACCCGCTTGTGCCAACATCTTTGCACCTTGCAAGATTGACTCAGGATCGTTCTGGTCTATCTGTTGGGCAATAGCGTTACGAGTGCTAATCATCTTCAGTTGTGGGTCTTCTATTCCAAAAGCACCACCAATAGCATTACCAAGCCCTCTAGCACCCGCATAGGTCATTGCTGCACCACGAGAAGCAGGGTCTAGTTGAGCAAGGGTAATACCTTCTTGCAAAGCACTTCTGCGTTGTTGTTCACCATACATTTGTGGGTTCATTCCAAACAGACCCGCTACGATATTTTCTGCCATGATGATTCCTTAGAAGTAAAGCGAACCGAAGTATTCGCCTGTCGATGGGTCTACACCAGTTCCATATTGTCCATAACTAAAACCGCTTGTTGTAGGTGTCCCACCTAATAACCCACCTAGAAACTGACCAAATTGATTAGAAGATCCTACGCCACCTAATAGTGTTGAGTAAGGGTTAGTTGTTGCCGCAGGGCTAGTAGCCAATCGAGTACTAAATTCTGCACCAGACAAGCCTAAACGACCCACATTAGCACCCGCTTGAGATGTCTGTTGAGCCAAACCAGTACTCATGCCAAATGGTTGTTGTCCCAAAGCCTCAAGCCCTTGAACCTGTCCCAAAGCAGTCGTGTAAGGCGCATAAGCCGCTTGTTGACCACCATAGTATTGACCCATAGTCTGTGCGCCAGTACCAAGCAATCCCGCACCAAACTGGACTTGTTGTTGACCCGCTTGTTGAGCATTAGCCGCCAATTGAGCCTCTTGTTGCGCTCTAGCGTTAAACAAAGCCTGTAGTTCGGGAGTAGTAGCACCCATAGTGCCACCTTGAGCCACAGATAGACCGCCACGACCTTGTTGTTGGAGTCTGTTTTGCAGATTAGCAAGTTCAGTCTCTCTGCCTGGTTGCAACAAAGCCATCTGCTGATTTATATAGTTCTGAGCAACTGCTTCAGGAGTTTGAGCAAGATATCTATTACCTAAAGCAAACAAACTTTGTGCGCCTGTTTGAAGAGGAGCAAATTGTGTTTGTGCCGCTTCTGCTTGCGTTAAACCCGCATTAGACAAAGCAACTAATCGATCTTGTTGTGCTTTAGCTTCAGGGCTTAATGTGTATCCTGCGCTTGTCAATTGACCTGTTACTGGATCGACTTGGAACTGTGAAGTACCAAATCGAGTAGTCATTCCGATAGGTCTAAACTGAGCCGCTTGTTTAGCAGCAGTTGTCTCTCGGTCAATCATTGCTTGCGCTGCAATAGCCGCTTCACGAGATGTTTGTTGTTGCAGAAGACCAGCAGCAGTAGTTGCACCAGATGTCAGTAAACCACTTAAATTTGTAGGATTTAAAACAGTATTTACTGCACTAGGAATTAACGAGGTTAACGCTGTTGTAAGTGCTGGAGGAATAACTGATGGAGTTACTGAAGGTATTACAGAAGGTATTACTGAAGGTGTAACAGGAGGCACTACAGGAGGTACGACAGGTGGCACTACGGGTGGCACGACAGGAGGTGCTACTGGAGGCACTACAGGTGTTGTTGGGGTTACTGGAGGTGTAACTGGTGTTACAGGAGTAGTAACTGGAGGTGTTAGTAATCCAGGCGTTACTCCGCTTCCACCCGTTAAATTTGTCAAAGTAGGAACAGCCGCCCCCGTAGTTAAAGCAGTCGCTAGGGTTTCAGCACCCAAAGTACCACCCGCACCACCAAGAGCTAGATCAAGTTGAGCCAATTGACTCATTGTTAAGCCAGTAGTTCCAACAGTTCCTGCCGCACCCGCACCGCTAAATAATCCACTAGCACCACCCGTTGCAACAGCCGCTAAAGCAGCTAAAACATACGGGTCTTTAAGGGCCTGTCCTATACCACCCAAAAATGAGAGGTCTTCTTTCGTTTTAGACGTATTAACGAACTCTCCAGTAGAAGTGTAGTTTCGAACATCTGTACCAACAGCAAGTTTATCGTTTACGCCTCCAGTAGTTTTATAGACTGAAATAGTGTCAATACCACCAACTTGCTGATCCATGCCAGAACCAGTTACTTGGTAGTTTGGTTGAACCCAAGTGTCTCCAATAAGTGTGGCTTGACCTTGAGGAACAGTAGTCGCTACTTGAGCAATAACTTGATTAACTGGAATCCCTGATGCAGCCGCTATTTGAGTTGGATTCAAATTACCTTGGCTAACTAAATCAAGCACCACAGGTGCGGCTCTCTGCTCTGTTTGACCATACAAAGTGTAGTGGGCATCAGCAAACTCCTGTGGTGATAAGCCATAGGAATTACTTTGATACGCAGCAGCAACATCTGGGTTTGCCGTGAAATAGCTAATAGCCATGATTTACTCCAATTCTTTCGGAACTTGTTTAAAGTTCATGCTTAACTATTACGAGCAGCTACTTCAGCCTGATAAGCCGCAATAACTTCAGCAGTCCAGACTGTATTGCAGATTGCAACAACATTAGCAGGGATACCTGTTAGGTCTTGTGCGGGTGTGAGGCTTGAACGATGGTAGGTTTGGCTGATTTGATTGCCATCTTCCATGATGCGTGTAGCCTCACGATATAGAACTGTGCCGTTTTCAGTTACTGTAATTTGGTCAATGACCGCTTGTTTTGTGAGTGACATGATTTTCCTTTAGTTAAAAGTCCGTCTGCATCATCCGAAGCAGATAATTAGGATGTTCGATAAACAATGCTTAACCTATAATATTGGTTTGTGGTAGTTGGTTCATGTAAATTTCCATAGTCGCTTCCAACAAATAAATTTAAATATGTGCTGCCAGTTATAGCTGAGGCTATTACTGGGCTGTCACTAGAAGATTGAGTTATAACCGACCCCATAAATCCAACATTTGATATAGAATCAGAACCAGAAACTGTAAATGGCAAGCCGCCAATTGCATTGCTTGCAAAATTAGTGCTTACAGTAAAAAGAATTCTGACAATGCAAATATTTCCAATTTTTGTATATTCACCAGTTTGTGCGCTAAGTGCTCCAGTACCATCGCCATTGGTTGTTACAGTAAAAGTCCCTTCCTCATAATCATCAAGCGTATTAGCGTTTGATGATGCTGATTGAGTTGCAGGGAATGTAATGCCAGAGCCTGATGTGCTTACTGTTGCACCGCCAACAGACATACTGTTACTAAGTTTTACATTCCCTGCGCTTGTTACATCAACAATAGCACGAACAAATGTTCCACCAGAGTTGTATTGCATGAGCCTAAAAGCACCAGAACCGCCATTATCGTTAATTGCAAAAGACAAATTACCTGTATCACCAGATACTAAACTTAACCAGTTGTAACCGCCAGCAGCAACTTTAATTCTTGCGCCACTTGTAGAATCTACATCCAATTTAAATGTTGGCGAACTTGTACCAATACCAACATTGCCAGTTGTGTAGTAAATATCAGAACCAGTAGTTGTCCATTGGCTTGAAGAAGCAGTAGCAAAAGACAGAATACCAGAGCCATTGGTTTGCAAAACTTGTGCGCTTGTTCCATCAGCACTTGGAAGTGTCCAAGTTACATTAGAAGCAATCGTATCTGGTGCTTTAAATGATACATAGTTTGTACCATTGTCAGTATCTTCATACAGCTTTAGATTAGAGCCAGCAGTTGAGTTTCCAAGAACATCTAATGCCCCTGTAAACACAGCTGCACCAGTATCACTCAATGTTGCACCAGTAGAGTTTTGGAGCAATTTACCTGTTGTGCTGTCAAAACGAGCAAATGCATTATCAGTAGAAGATGCAGGGCCAACAACATCACCTGATCCACCGCCAGAAGCAGCAATCGTAATTGAACCATTGCCGTTAGTAATCGTTACGCCAGTACCCGCAGTCAAAGTAGCTTTGGCAAGCGTATTACCAGTACTATTACCAATTAACAGTTGGCCATCTGTGTAAGAAGTCTGTCCTGTACCACCATTGGCGACAGGGAGAGTTCCTGTTACACCTGTAGACAAAGGCAATCCTGTTGCATTAGTCAATGTGGCACTTGTTGGAGTTCCTAAAATAGGTGTGACAAGTGTTGGGCTTGTTGACAATACATTATTGCCAGAACCAGTAGAAGTAGTTACTCCTGTTCCACCATTCAAAACAGGCAAAGTACCCGTTACACCTGTTGATAAAGGTAAACCAGTTAGATTCGTTGCCACACCACTAGCGGGAGTTCCTAAAGCAGGTGTTACCAATGTAGGTGATGTAGCAAAAACTAAAGAACCCGTACCTGTTTCATCTGTTACAGCAGAGATCAAGTTTGCACTTGAGGGAGTCGCTAGGAAAGTCGCTACACCTGTTCCAAGACCTGAAACGCCTGTGCTGATAGGCAAGCCAGTAGCATTGGTTAAAGTACCGCTAGAGGGCGTTCCAAGGGCAGGAGTGACTAGAGTTGGGCTATTGGCAAACACCAAAGCACCACTACCTGTTTCGTCAGATACGGCAGAAGCTAGATTGGCAGATGATGGTGTACCCAAGAAAGTAGCTACACCAGTACCCAAACCACTTACGCCAGTTGAGATCGGCAGACCCGTGGCGTTTGTCAAAGTACCAGATGCGGGAGTTCCCAATGCGGGAGCGACCAAAGTAGGACTGTTTGACAGAACAACATTGCCTGTACCAGTAGAAGAAGTTACACCAGTACCACCATTTGCAACAGGCAAAGTGCCAGTAATGTCAGAAGTAGAAAGGCTTACAGCATCCCAAGTAGCATTAGTGCCATCAGTCTGGAGATACTTGTTTGCATTACCTGTTTGGGTAGGCAATAGATTATTCAAAGCAGCAGTAGCCGTTGAAGCTCCTGTGCCACCATCAGCAACCGCTAAATCTGTAATACCAGTAATTGAACCACCAGTAATATTGGCAGAAGCATTGTCTGTTTTAGTCGCAACAGCAGTCTGAATGTTGTTAAATTCAGTATCAATCTCAGCACCTTTGACAATCTTTAAAGGATTGCCAGGTGATAGATTATCTTTTGATGCGAAATTGGTACTTTTTGTATAATTGGACATGGTTTACCTCTTAGGCTATTTTGCCATCTTTGGCTTGAATTTCAATCTTTTGCAGAGAAAATGAAGCATTGTTAATTGTTGTTTCATAACCTGTTTGAACAATCTTTCCTGCACCTGAAGCATTGGCAGAAAGAGTCTTAATTGGCACACCACTTGTGTATTCGGCAATGTTGTATTCAGCAGTGCCATACTCATAACTTACTTGTGTCGGAATATAGATATTTTCTGATTGATAAGCACCAGAATAGTCGAATCCCCACTTGATCGTTAAGAATTGATTAGACCCCCCAATCACAATGGCAGTAACAGACTTCAAGATAGAAATCTGATTAGGGTTTCCCAAGTCTGCATTATTTGTGTAGTACGCAAATCGGTACGTTGATGTGTCATCAAGATAAGTTCCATACTTACCAATGTACCCATTCTTACCAATGTACAAGTCGCCATTACGTAATGAACGCAAGGAAGTAGGTGCAATTGAGTCCCACTTCGTTACACGAGATGCACCATCTTGCAATGACTGTTTGGTATCAAAGCAATAAACTTGCAAAGTAGCGGGCAAAACAAGCAGATAAAAGGCTTCTTTTTCTGAGTAAACAGACTTCAAATTAGCCAATGTTTCGCTTGCCAAAGATGAATTTAGGTCAAAACGAACATTCTTTGACAGGTCTCTAAGTGGTGCAGACTTCTCTTGAATTGTCCTCATCAGTGAACGAACACCTGAGTCTGACAAGAAAATAACATCAGAACCAACGCTTTGAATGGTATCTCTAGCAATACAGCCAATAGAGCCAATTGTGTCGCTTAGAACAAGAGATGCGGGTGTTGAAGCACCAGAATAGACAAGAATCTGTCGTTTACCAAAGATAAACAAGAAATCATTGTGAGCTGCCAAGCCCATCACTTCATCCGCACCATTAGGCCACACACGGGATACATCTAATGAGCCAGAAGTGCCACCACCCCATACATGACCTGCAATCAGATCAGAGAAGGTAACAGTTACTTTGTCAGTTGAAGTATTAGCCACCCACAAGCGACCAAATGCTGAAATGCAGATGTTAGCTTGAGGAACAGTCGCCACATAACCAGACTTCTCGGAAACTCTGCGATAAGTAGTTGTACTTACTGCGGGGTCATAAATCAAAGGATCATGACCAGTTTGAAAGAAATATGCAATGCCATTTAAGGATGCAGTTTGCCAGTTAGACGCAGTAATAGTAGGAGCAGAACCGCCACCACCATAGGTCAATTCAGTCACCGCATTAGCAGTACCAAGTTTAAATATCTTGTTGTTGCCAGCGAATAGAACTGTAAGAGTTCCATCGTTTTGGACTAACTCATGGATTACACCAACATCGTTAGCACCTAGATTGCCAGAGGAGGGGTTAACCCTTGACCAACCTTTTCTAGCACCAATACGACCATACTGATCCAAGATGCAGTTAGTCGCAACCAAAGCAAAACCAGCCCCTAAATCAAGGGGAGAATCTTCAGTATTCAGGCCATAAAAGCCTGGTGCTGAGAGACTGTAACTTTGAAGTTGAGAGGCCATTAGATTGCCACAAAGTTGTCTTCGGGATAACGAGTGCTTTCCATTGCAATAGCATCAGAGAGCATTCCTCTAAACAAAGCATAAGCCTCGGCAGAGTTTGTTCCACCATCTTCGCCACGCTCAATCAAAGCACGAGCATAGGCGCTTTGAGCAACCAAGTAGTCTAAAACCTTGACTGAAGTACTGTCAGATGTCAAATTGGCTTGTGGAATAGTTACTTCAAACTTCAAAGTAAATACACCATTAGGAATAGGATACAAATCTACTTTTGTGTCGCCACTAGAATCTGCGCCATTAAAGCAATATTGAGCAGGAATACCTTTGGCTGGTGTGCCAAAACTCAACTTGCGATTCATGTCTGAAACTGCAATGTTGCTTAATACAATATTGCTTGTAGTGTTAAGGGCTTCAGCAATACGGAATTTCTGACCAGTACCAGTTAAAGAATAAGAACTTGTATTGGCAGCAGTCGTAACTGTAACTGTCTGATTTAAGACATTCCAAGTGTAAGTATCTTCAATCTGACGCTTGGCATCATTGACAAACTTGCCAATCAAAGAAGAATAGGTTGTTTCGCCAACAGTTGTAACTGTGCTTTCACGCAAGCGAACTAGCACATCGTTAACAAGTTCTAAGTAGGTCATGTTCGTTGTGCTCCCTGAACCTCAAATGTTGCAATAAAACTAAAGGTACTAGCAGATTGAGTAGTAATTTGAATTCTATCGCCTTCTTCTAAAACGATATAAGCATTGCCATCAAACTGAAGGTATTGCTTAGAGGTAAAGTCGTAAGAGGTAAGAATGTCTAGTGTTGAGGCAGCACTTGCGTCATACCATTGAACTGTGATGTGCTTTGTCGATCCACCAGTATTGTGGATATACATGACAGTAAACTTGGCGTAATAACCCGTTGGTACTGTGTAAACAGTAGTCAATGTTGCCGCAGCAGGGCTAACTCCAATAGATACTGGTCTCACTTCATATTCCTCTTAGAGATCGCTTTAGCCTTAGCTTTAGCGTCTTCCTTGGACGTTGCGCCCCAAGCTCTAAGAGATAATAGGAGTCGGGTAGGCTTCCCATCTTTCATCTCAGCGCCAGGCATATTGCCCATTCGTGCTAAAAAGGATGCCCTACGAGGGTTATCTCCCGACTTGACTGGTGGTTTTAGATTTCCACCTGTTTCTGCATTATACGATGCTCTTCCTTTGGCATTCAAGCCCCCCTTGGGGTTTTTTCCTTCTTTTGTTTGCCAAACAGGTGATTTCATTTCTTCTTTGCGGTCTTAGCCGCAGCCTTAAATGCCGCCTCAGTAGGAGCACCTTTAGAGCCAACCTTACGCATCTTTTCCTTAGAACCTGCTTTGATGCGTTCTTGCTTGGCATGAATGTTAGCGTAGAGACCTTGTTTCATTTTTTCTTAGGCATCTTTTTAGTCATGCCAGCTTCAGATAAAGCGATAGCAATGGCTTGTTTCTTAGAAGTTACGGCAGGGCCTTTCTTAGAGCCAGAGTGCAACATACCCGCACCATACTCTTTCATAACTTTGCTGATCTTTGTTTGAGCTTTGGTTTTTTTCATTTGCCACGACCTGCTTTTTTCATCATGTTTGTAGCGGTACGACCACCACGCTCAGGCATGGGACGCATCTTAGGCTTTCCAACAGCAATCATAATAGCCAAAGGCATAGTCTTTGGTTTCTTAGTCTCTTTTGGCTTTGTCATTTTCATGGTTTTTCCTTAGTAATAGGGCCGCCACCTTTCCACGCATCACAAGTACGGGCGGCAGCACAAGTGAATTGAAATAAGTCGCAATAGCCGAGATCAGCGGCTTTAATGAAATTTTGGTCATAGGATAACTCTCCTTCTACCTCATCTTTTTCTAAACCAACAGAGATGCACTCCATCATTTTAGGTGTTTGGATAAAGGCTGCACAATTACCACAATGCATACCTTTGATTTCTTCTGTAGGAGCGTTGTACATCTTGGCTTTCTTTAGCCAAAACGCATCATTAGGCTCATTTGGATTAGGTGGGCCATATCCAAAGTTCTTAAAAGCATTGTTTCGGTTCTTCAGATTGACCGATATATCTTGTGTCGCAATAGGACAAGTAACGCCAGTAAGTAGGCTCATTTCATCACCTTTGTTGCTACAAACGAAATAAAACCACCTATTACAGAAGCGATAGCCATTCCAACAAAGAAGCCACCTTTAGACCTATTTGCCATCTCTAAGAGGGCTTTAATATCTTCACGCATAGCATGAACTTCAGCCTGTAAAGCCTCAACTTGAGCTTCCAACTTGCCAAATTCTCTTGGGTCAATCTCTGACATTTGAAACCTCTTTTTTTGGTCTTCCAACCTTAGGTTTGTCTTCCTTTGGAGTTTCCTCAACAAGAACGTATCCTTGATGATCTTTCATGCTATCAATATCATGTTGATAGGTAAAAGTGACTTCAGTACCAGACTGTAAACATCTAAAAGTAGCCATAAAAACTCCAAAAAAAGGGGGGTATTAGCCCCCTTTTATTAGTTTACAGGACGACCAATCATCAACTGCAAGGTTGTAGAAGCTAAGTCAATAGAACTAGCTGTTGGATTGATAGAAACGATAGTCACTGTATTAGCGGCTGAAACGTATGCTCTACGCATAAGACCTGCTTCTGATACAAGAATTGACATACCGATAACCATATCACCCAAAGCAACTCCAGGCACTGTTACTGTATCAGTAGTAGTAGCTGTTGTTGCAATAGATGCTGTATCCAAAGTGCATGAAACGTCCCAAGTGTCTGTAAACAAACCACGGAACTGGTCAGTTCCCCTACGGGAAACGACTGCTGTTGCTGCTGCCATAATAAATCTCCTTGATGTAAAAAATCCCCCCACCGATTAAGGCGAGGGGAAAAGGCAACTATTAGGCTGGAACTGCTAACGCATATGCGCTAGAAGACAAAGCTGCACCAGTTGTAGCGGCTGTACGCATGGCTTTCACGCCATACAGAGTGTCAGATGTAAACAGAGTAGCGAGGTACTCTTGTTTGTACTGAGTCTGTGAACGGACACCAACTTGCTCAACCAGAACCATAGAGTCCTTGTGACCCATCAAGCAGATACGATCTGTGGTGGAGTTACCAGCACCAGTATCAGCATTGCTAGATGTAAACACAGGAATACCATACAGATTACCGATTTCACCAGTACGGATGACATTGCCATTTCCCACAAAAGCCTGTTCTGTGTAACGGGAAAGACCCATCAACGTATTGCGGCTTGAGGGAGGAATGATAAAGAAGCGACCATCCATAGGAGTGTCGTTGTCATCCAAACGCTGAATAGTTCTACGAATAGCAGTATCTGTCAAAGCAGAAGCATTTGAAGATGTGCTGTTGTAAGCAGTAGTACCATCACCGCCAATATAGGCTTTGGTGGATGTATTGCTTGTTGCGTAGTCGTTAGTACCGACAGTAGCACCATTGAATGCACGACCCAATTGGATCAAATCAGTGTCTACTTGCTTGGCAAGCGCATAGCCCGCATCAGCAGTGTAGAACTGGCGCAAGCTGTTCAAGGCTTGTGCTTCAACGATGTCCTCAATGAAACGTGAATATTCATAGTGCTTGTTAATCAAGACTTGAACTTCTGTCTCAGTATCGGCAATCAAAGTAACGGCAGTAGATGCCGCTTTAGCTGAAGCAGAACCACGAGTAGGGGCGGGAATGTGAATGGTGTCACCTTTCTTGCCCTTAAAGTTCATCTTCATAACGATGTTAGCCAGAACAAGATTCTTCTTGTAGGCGGCTACGATTTCATCAGACCAGATTTCTGGAATGAATTTGTCTGCGGTGGTTACTGTTACCGCTGGTGTTGGATATGCCATGATTAAATCTCCTAAAGTTTAACGAACCCGACCTTCTTGGTATGCCGCCATGATCTCATCACTTAAAGCATCATACCGATTTGGGTCTTGCATTTTGAGCCGAATAAGGTCAGCCCTTCTGTATACCTTCTTTGATGATTCACCAGAACCACCTACGTCAACACCTACTGCTCTCAAGTTTTGCTTTCGAGTTACCTCGCCATCATCACTTGTTTGCTTCTGTTTTACAGAACGTAGTTGTTTATAGGTAGATAGCAATTCATTGGCTGAGTCAAAATCATATCCAGAATCGGCTTGCTCAAAGATTTTAATGCGAACAGGGCTAGACTTCACCCAATTTGCAAAGTCCTGATCTTTAGCAATTTCGCCAAAGTCGGGATGTTCTTGCGCTAACCTTTGCTGAATCTGTGACCTTTTCATTTCTAGCGTTACTTGTCGTGCCGCTAGGATGTCAGGGTGATTATCAACAGTCCTTTGAACTGCCTTCTGTGGATTCTCAAAGAAATCTACTTCAGGCTCTTCCTGTCTAGTTTGTTGTCGTGAACCAAGGTTCTGTTTGATAAGTTCATCGGCTAACTTTCTGACCTCGCCAACTTCTTGTGCTTGCTTTCCAATTAGCTTTTCAGCCTCTTGGTGCATCCTCACAATGTCGTCTAAACTTTTGTCCCTGTATTTCTCAGGAAGTTCAGGCTTTTGCTCGATCTTCTGCTGCTCAATCTCTAACTCACCCAACTCTTCTTTGTCATCATCAATCAACATACTTTTTCCTTTTCCTGCCGTTGTTCGGTTGTAGGAGATTCAACTCGGCATAATTGCTTATGAGTTGAGTTTCTGCTCAGCTTTCAATCTATCTAAGTGGCTTTTCTCGAACCTTCCATGCGATGATGGAAATGCTCCAGACCACCCTTCTAGCTTAAAAGCTGGTGCAGATAAAATGCGATGAGTTTCCTCACCACAATCACACACAAGACTTGTTAACTCATAATTAACAAATCTCTCTGTCTTATGCCCGTTTATACAGGCAAATTCATACATTCTTCTCATTTAAGTCCTCAAATGCTCTTTCGCTGACTTGTTTCAAGTTTTTCAGCCAAATAAG